TTCACTATAAAGGTAATTATAATCTTCCTCGATGCTGTTGAGAACTTCGAACGCAACTTCACGATTCACAGGTATCTTGATTTGCACTTTATAAGTGCAGACATCATCATTGGTGAAGATAAACGCAGCACAGGGAGCATCTTCCCCCTGATACTCAATTAACTGGTTTACGCGATCGCGAAGATTTGCCAGAGTGTTGTTAGTTGTCATTGCATCAGCGAAGGGGGTGAATGGGTTTGTTTGGATGTCCTTAGTATGGCATAGGATCGCGGGTTTTGCAACCCCCTAAACCATTAGTGTTGTTTATGATTACATGATGAGAGAATAAAGTATCCTCATGACAACATCTCACCGAGTCATAGTGGAAATAGCAGGGTTACCTTGCACAAAGATAGTATCAACAACCGACTGCAATCTATTGGCAATAGCAGTACCATAGTTGGTAAATACAGGCACGATAACTTTACCAAACTGTTTGCGATATAAATGACACGCGCCGGCTGGAATCTTGCCAGAAGCAATATCCTTGGCATCATCTTTGTCCATACGAATAACACGACCGACTGTTTGTGCCATCTCGATGATAGGCATTTGCCGCAACATAATGCAGTGAGAGAGACCAGGAACGTTGATACCTTCGGACAAAATACTATAATGAAGAAGCACAAACTTCTTGGATTTGTCTTTACCCCACTTGGTTAGAGTGTCAAAGAACTTCTCACGATTGACCTTTTTACGATTAACATAGGCACCGTGCTTAGATGTAATGTGAAGAATATCAAATCCGCGATCTTCCAACTCTTTCAGGATGTTAGAGTTAGTGAGCATGTTCCACATCACTTTTGTGCTGGGAGCAGTTACAAGCACCTTGGGATTGTCCTGCTCGATAGAGTCAAGAATACCCACAATCATATTACGATCTGCTTCTGCTGCTGTTGATTTATTCCGCACAAGATCTGTCTTGTAGGTGTCAATTTGCGGAGGAATGATACAACCAATCTCGATCAGTTCTTTAGCACGAACGTTGTGAATCACGTTACCGTAAATGCTAACGTTGTTCATGCCGTTAGCATTAGGATTGGTGTGATGTTTGGGAGTCGCAGTAAAGAAGTATTTGCAATCTGCGGAAAGAGATGTAGCAGCAGTGACAATAAAGTGAGACTTTTGAGTAGAATTGTGTGCCTCATCGAAATAAACAACATTAATATCTATGCCAGCATCAACAACACGACCGAGAGAATGATAGGTCGTGAAGATGATACGATTGGTGTCCGCATGTTGTTGCACCCAATTCGCAATCTTGTTGGATTTGGTAGAAGAATAGTGATGAGTTTCGCCACTATGAACGTGCATCACATTTGCAGACGTGATAAACTCAAGAAACTCCGCGCAGAGTTGCTCAGCAAGCAAGATTCGTGGTGCTACAACAACAGCAACCTGGCCAGGATTCTGCACAAAACGTTGCAGAAGATTCATAATCATGCAGAGAGTTTTGCCGCCACCAGTAGGAATAACAATCTGCCCGATCTTGTGCTGATTCATAGCATCAAGAACCCGAGTCTGGTGGGGTCGTAATTTCATGGTGATTTGATTGGTATGAGACCATACTAGGGCACAATAATCTAGGAGTCAACCCCCTAAACCATCAGTTTTGCTTATTCTAAGATTTCGGCAGATGAGATAACCTTATTGCCAAATGCGTTCTTAAACTGTTCTGATCCCATGTAGTACCATTTACCATTTACCTGATACTCAATGTTTATATTATATGCAGATGCTTGAATTATTAGCCAATTTAGGTACTTTGAGTCTATTTGTTGTCCACATTCAATGATTTGCCAATACTTGATAAATACTGATTTTTCGCCATTAGCATCTTTGAATTCTTCTTTGTATTCTCTGTCAGTAATAATTAGTTTTGATTTGTCTGGTCTAAACCATTCAGGAAATAACTTAGATTGTTGTAACCAAACACATTTGTATTCTTTACACATAAGAGGTCGATGTTCATAAATCGTACAACCACCGCCACATTTAGTTGTATCATTGAAATGACAAGGTATGCCAGGATTCATGAAATACTCATATATTTGTCCTGATAACCAACCTTGGCAACATATGGAACAATCTCCACATGTTCTTTCATAATTTATAGTATCTAAAAAAAGTGTTTTGTTTTCCATCATTTACACCTCACCACTTCTTAGGTAAAGTAAAGTTATAGAACGAGAATTGCTGCCGTTTGACTAACTTAAACGTGCCAAACTGGTTACTAACAACGAAACCCTCATGATTGATGCGTTCGTAATCCGCACCAAGATCAATGATAGTATCAACAAACTCGCAAGATGCAAGACCTTCCATTATCATTTCCTTTGCTTTAGTGATGAGATTAAACAGCAGCAACATGTTGCCACTGATAGTATCAACAGGACGATTTTCACGAATACACTTGTTAGTGGCAATCTTCAGTCTTTCGATCTCTTTTTTGTTCGTAGGGTACTTAACAAAATTACTAACCACACTTGCAAGACCAAGAATGTAATCAACTCTACGACGACGGGAGGTAACGTGTGCATTGGTATTTACAAAATAAGTTTTCATGAAATTGTGCTTGAGATACTCTGGCACCCCGAAAGATGCTCTCAATTCTTTCATCGTAGGGCCAGTGTAAGAAGTATGACAAGCAAACACAATAGAGCAATCCAAAGGTATGGAATCGAAAGTGTAAGTAATAGTATTGGGAGTAAAAGTATTCGTACCACCAAAACCAATAAAATCACCTTGATAAATGCCATCAATCTTGGGTAACGTTTCAAGGCAGGTATGCAGAATACCAGCAACGTTAGGATTGTTGCTGTGGTTCTTTTCGATGTCATCGTGAGTGTAATTGATTTTGATTTTTACCTTGTTGAATACACTTTTAGTACCAACAAAGAATCTACCATTCTCAGGATTCTTGCCAAATACAATAGCAGGTGCCCCGTCCCATTTAACACTAAAAGTAGAATTACGATCACGAAGACAGTTAATAACTTGCTGTATAGATTGCTTGCCCAGCAATACAGAATCTTCGGGATGTTCGAGATGTGTGTTCTTCATGCTTCTAGTATGGCACAAAAAAGGGGGAGCGTCAACCCCCCATTGATTAGCATTGCTTATGTATTTAATTATTTACACTGATAACGAATAAATTGACCACCTGTTACATCTTCAAGATGATGATCTTGGGCAAGGAAAGCATGTTTGCAATTCCTATGTTGCCAGGGATAACAATTATTAACAACTTTGTACATAAAAACTTTATCTAGACTATCTGCAAGATTCTGCAAGAATACAGAATGTACTTTTTCTCGCTTAGCATCAAGCGACTCAATTTTAGATGGTGAGTCAACTGATGCTTGAATATTTATCCAAGAATTGAGAGGAACTTTAGCAGCTGATGTGATGATAGGATTAGTACGAGCATCGAAATTCTGCATGTTGATATAATAATTCGTCCCATTAGGATTGTTTAGAACTTCTTCAACATAAGGATCCACAGAACGAGCAAGAAAATCTCGGTAAGTTGTCATATTATGAGTGGTATATCGTTCAAGTTTGATATTATTTGTATTGCCACTATTATGAACGAAACTAATCATCTCTTTTACTAATCGACCCTGCACAGTTTTACTGAGAGAATTATTAGCAATCAAACGAATCTCGTCTTCAATTTGTTGTTGACAACTTAATTGACCTTCGGAAATACCATACTTAATATGTTCAATGACTTCTTCTTCGCTATTCAACGTACATTGAAATACACGTTCATTATTAAGCGCCTTTGCAAAACGTTTGCGGGCCCAATTATTACCACAACGCACAAATACAAACATGTAACCAGCAATTCCAAGATAACTGCAAGCATCATGTCTATGACCACCAGTAATAATGTCACAAGTATCAATATCAATGAACACAGGAGGTTGTGTGCAATCAATACCATTTTGCTCAATGTCCTCTTTAATTAGAGTAACTTTGTGAGCATTAGTGCCAAGCCAACGTCCAATGTTATTTTGTTTTACAACATCTTTCCACAAACCAAACTTTTTTTCAATAATTTTAATTCCATCAACACCCTTATCTGTGACAGGGAAAGTCCAGTTCTTAGGGTCCATCAATTTTTCATCAAAATACTCACAAATATATTCTGACGAATCAATCGGCAAATTAAATACGGATGCTAAAGTCATGATCAGTTGTCCTCAGAGAAATGAAATTGTAAAGGTTTATATTCATAACCAAAACCGTGTTGGGACTTTTGGTTATTCTTTGCTTGTTGTCGCATTTTTTTGCGTTTGTATTCAGTTTTCTTTTGTTGAGCATATTGCTCATCAGTAAGGTATTCTTCGGGTTTCATAATTTGGACTCTAAAAATAG